AACCACGAAAGCGGTTTCGTTGCCCGAGTTGGTGCTGTTCATGAAGCGGTTCGGAACAACCGAGATCGTGCCGAAATCGCTCAGGTACACATCAGCAGCGCCGATGATGGTGGTCGGCTCGTTGGAAGGAGCCATGTAACGCTGGGCAGCGATGCCAGCGAAAGCCGACACGGTTTGTTTGTGGCCAGGGTTGACCATCAGAACCTTGGGAGAACCACCCGACTCGTAGACTTCCTTGACCACGGTTTTCAGGATGTCTTCGGTGAAGGTGCGGTTCGTGCCGTTGGTACGGGCGGTAGTGCCAGATGCGCCAGCAGAGCCACCCGAACCGAAATCACCATTGGTAGCCAGCCAAGCCTGAAGGCCACCCAGGGTACGGGCGGTGCTGGAGTTACCGTTGGAAGCGACTTGGTTCGACAGGAGCGTCAGTTCGATGTCGCGCTTGATCTCGGCAGAAGCCTTAGCCAGTTGGTAAGCCTTTTCAGACTTACGACCAGCCTTGTCAACAGCTTCCAGAGTGCCAGAAATCTTGATGGTTTTCTGGAAAATCTGGGTACGGTTGCCAACACGGGTCGTGGGCGACATCGTAGCGTCAGAGGCGGTAGCGCCTTCAACAGCAGCGTTGCTCAGGCTGGCAGCGGCCAGGCTGTCGGTCTGCCACTCATGCAGGATGGCGGTAGCCTTGGTCTTGCCAATGGAAGACATCATGGGCGTATCGGTTGGGGAGATGTTATAGATAACATCCGAAAGGTCTTCACGCTGACCAATAGCGGTGTAGGTTTGGTAGGTTGCCATTTCAAAACTCCAATATCAAAGGAATCGTTCCAAAAGCGCAGCAGCATCTTTGACTTTACCAGTCTGTTTCAGCCGTTGCGCCAACTGTTTATCCTGCTGAGACTTCGTAGGCGGCACTGAAGTTCCAGATTTAAGCATCTTAGGAGCCTGTGAAACCTTCTTCTGGATTTCAGGTTTCGACTTCTGAAGTTGCTCAAACTTCATTGCTTTATACAAAGCTACAACAGCGCGATGGTCATAAACTGAACCAAGTTCCTCATCTGACCAGCCTTGAGATTTTGCGTATTCGCGGATTTGTTTGCGAACCTCATCACCTTTTGGCGTGGACAATTCAGGAATCGCCGCACTCAGCTTTTGGGCTTCGGACTTGAGATGGTTTTGCAGTGACTGCTGTTGCTCGGCTTGTTGCTGTTGGGCAATGCGTTGCTGTTCAGCGCGTACGACTGCAAGTTGTTTCTCGCGTTCGGTGCGTTCTGCGACCTTCACGGCATAGCCAATCGGGTCGGATTCCTTGAGGGCTTCTAGGTTTTCTCCCTGATCCTGCTGACTCAAAAATTGATTGAGTGCTTGCAGTTTCTGGGCGTATGCCTGTCGCTCTTGTTTCACTTGCTCAAGATGAACTCGCTCGGCTTCAATCGCCTTACGCTGTTCAGCAAGAGCCTGAGACTTCTTCGTGTAATCTGCGGTTCGCTGGTATCCATTGATGAGTTCATCAATATCAACCTCGATTTCCTCACCGTCTACCTTGGCCTTGTAACGAGGCTTTGGTTGTTCCTCTACCTGTTCTTCAGCGTATTCGGCTTCAGTTTCAGTAGATTCTTCTACGGCCTCCTCGGTCGCTTGGGCTTCCTCCGGTTGGCCTTGTTCGGCTCCATCGTCACCCATCAAACCAAGAAACGCAGATGCGGCTTGATTCACGTTCAGGCTTTCACTCCCTTGCGGGTTGGTGTTTTCCATGTGTCATCTCAAAAATCACTGGAACCGCCAGCACGGGTGAGTTTCCTCACAGAATCTTAAATCTCTTTTCTCGGATTTGCTTTTCGGCTGCGATGCCTTGCAAGTGTCCGACAATGAGATCAATCGTTTTGATGTGCTTGTAAGCGTCTTCCCTTACATCCACATCTAACGGACTTGAACTAATTATTACACCAATTTGCTGTTTTTTCAAATCATCAATGACTTTCTTGAAAAAGTCATCATTCAGCAAATTCTCAGCCCACTGAGCCTGGGTTAATTTGTCCATACTGTCCTTGTATTCCAGAAATAATGTCGCCAATGGTAAGCCTTGGGCCTTGGTTTCCTTGCAAAGCACTTACCAAATCTGCATACGACATTCCAGTTTGTTGCGGCTGGACAACTGGAATTTGTGCAACTGGCTGGTTAATGAAGTTTTCCCATTGAGTGCCGCGCAGCAGTTCGCGTGAACCAAAATCAATCGGTGTCAGCCTCGGCCATGCTGAGCCGCCAGGCACTCCATACGTTGGCGTCCTCCACTCAGAAGGTACATCAACAATGTCAAAACCTTTGTCGCCAGCGGTCGCAGCATCTACCAATCCTGCGACAGTCCCAACAGCGCCAATTGTGTTGATAACGTCTTTGACTGTTACATCTTTTGGCGCTTGAATTTTTGGAATATCAATTGGAGTTGGAATGATTGGCGTTGGAATTACTGGCTCAGTAATAGTAGATGGAGGAACTAAAGTATCTCTCGGTCGTTCACCAACAATTTCAACAACTTGGTCGGATGTAATAGGTGTAGTGCTTATACCGCCTGATATATTGTTGCCAATAACACCAGGAAGAATCGCTGTATCTCGCGGCCTTTCACCAACAATCTCAACCGTCTGACCTGAAGGCGGCATCAACTGGCTTGGCGTAATTGATTGGGCGCCAATAGATGCGCCCAAAAGACCAGGCGCGACACCAACAGGCTGCTGTATTCTGGGAGCAGTCACCAAAACACTATCAGCAGGAACAGCGCCAATAGAGCCGATAGCGCGGCTAATGATTGCATCATTGAACCCGGCAGAACTCAGAACATCGGCGATTTGTGCGCTATTCAATCCAGCATCTGCCAATTGTTTTGCATCTGCAATTGCAAACTGTCTATCTGTTATTCCAACATCACCGCCGCCAATTGATCCTGTTGCATAGCCAGCAGCACCCCCCAAGAGAGCGCCTTTCAATATATCTCCACCAGTCAATGCAGCAGAACCAGCGCCCAAAGTCGCACCTGTTGCAGCACTCAATCCAGCGCCAGTAAGACCAGTCGCAGAACCTATCAAACTAGAAACTTGGGGGCCAAGCAAAATACTACCAAACAGTGCAGCAGCAGGTTTTAAAGTACCTTCACGAAACTCAACCCAATCACTCTGTTTTGGAGTCGTATATGGAACAGCTATTCCATCAGGCGTGAAATCAAGCCGATAGTTAAGTTTTGTTCCGCTTTTGAAACTTTGCGAAAGACGATCCCAATCTTTTAAAGGCTCTCCGGTTGCCTTATTAAAGTATTCAAGATTGAAATATGTGCCGCCTTCTCCATCTAAGGTTTCAACTGTACGCTGACCAACCTCGCCCAATGAAGAAACACCAGCCTCTGCCAAACGCAAAGCAAAATCAGCAGCAGCAGCTTCCTTAGATGCCGTATTACCCTTAGCCCATGCATCAGCAGTGCCAAGTTTCTGCTGGTTTTGAATTTCTTGATAAATTCTTAGGGCATTGTTAGCCATAACAGGGTCTTGCGCTGCAAGATTCCCAATGGCTTGTGTGTAATCACCGCCCTTTTTAATAGTATTAAGATATTCGTTATAGTCCCACCGTGCAGGCTCAGGTGCTTGAACAACAGGCTCAGGCGCTTGAACAACAGGCGCAGGTGTTTGCCCACCAGTAATAACACCTGTTGACATTGCAGCATCTACCATTGATTCTGGTATGCCCATATTCCGGGCTGCATTCAGAACATCGCTATACGATAATGTTCCTCCTGCTTGTGCCGCTGCTTCTCTGACAAGCTGGTTAACGTAGTCTTGAGAATAACTGGGCTGCGCTGCTGCTTTACGCTGCTCCACCACAGGAACACTCAGGCCAGTGACACGGGCAAGCTGTGCAGAACTAACCCCATACTGATCCATCGCCGCAGCGATTTGTGCGTCAGTAGCAAGCGGGTTAGCTGCTAACCATGCTGATACTTCTAGATCCGATACAGCCATATATCACCCCGGAATTTCTACGTTGCCACTGATACCAGCACCAATCTTCATCGCTTTCAATTGGGCCTCTGCTTGGAATTCCTCTTGCTTCAATGCCATCTCAGCACGGAATTTCTCCATTTCAAGTTGCATCTTCGCCATTTCCTTTTCACGCATCAACTGCAACTCAAGGGCTGCTTTCTCGCGCTGTAGCTGCATCTCAGCTTGCATCTTGGCTTGTTGCGCTTGAATGTCTGCCTGTGTTCTAGCCATGATAGCCTGAACCTCTGGCGGCACTTGCGGTTGTTGCGGAGGTGGATTGGACAAAGCCTGGTCAATCTCAGGCGTGATCGGCTTGAAGAACTCAGCAGAATCCTTGAGGCCAGATGCCTCGACAAACCGACCCAAAGTGTTCCGATACTGACCGAACGAAACCAGAGGATTCGCAGGGCCAAGCTGACCAAGAATCTGCTCTTGTTTGGCAAGTACCATCTGAAGCATCGCCATTTGCTGGTCACGGTTGCCAGTACCCAGACCAACACTGACAGAAATGTCGTATTTGCTGGCCCATGCGCGAGGGTCAATCGTTACATAGTCGCCACGCAAACGAATGATTCTGGGCTTATTCTGATACTTCGTGACAAGGTGCAGGATACCCTCGAAAAGCTCCTTCACGCCTGTCTCAGCAAAGATACGGGCAATCAGTTCAATCTTGCCTGCACCGGCTTGCTGCATTGCTGCCACGGCTGCGGCTGTCACGTTTTGCAGAATGTTCGGGTCAAGACCTTGCGATGCCTCAGTCACACCAGTGCGCTTTTGCTGGACAGAATCCAGATACTGAAGCATGGGGAACGACTGACCTGCTGTCGATTGCACGGTCAACTGCTGAACAGCGCCTTGTGCCTTGGTGCGGATAATCCCACCGGCCGTAGAGGTCAGAACGTCATCGAGATTAACCTGTCCTTCAACAACAGCTAACTTGGCGTCGTTCGTCAGATACAGGTTGTCCAGCATCTGCCGGGTAATCGTCGTTTTGATTAGCTGGAGATCAATCGTCCTGTCAGCAAGAGAATTGCCAAAGAACTTATGCGGAATCGGAAGCGGACAGATTGAGTAGAACGGAATGTAATCCGTTTCCTCGTTGCTCAGAATCTCATTGCCAGCGTAGAAAACCTGGCGCAGTTCAGCGATCCCGTCATCGTCCTCGTCGTGGTAAATATAGCATTCAAACACCTCAACTTCCTGAAGGGCGAATTCTTCAGATTGAGTGTCGTAAGGCTGCTCACCACGGGCGTAACGGGCGACACGTTCAGGAGTGTAGGCCAGAGAATCACCAGAAGGAAGCGAATCAACCTGGTCACGGTCAAACCCCATCGCAATCAGGTCGCTTCGCGTGATCTGGCGACGATGAGCAACGAACGGTGTTTTCTTGGTTGTCAGACCCTTCTTGGAAATCAGGAATTCCTCTGGGGCTACGTTCTCAACAACAACCTTCCCTGACTTCAGCTTCTTCTTGATGGTCACATTGTGCAGATTGAACATCGGCACTTCACCACCGGCAAGAATGATCTGTTCTTCCATCACAGGATCAACAGCAGACCTGGATGTGGTTTCCTGCTCTACAACCTCGATGCTGTCATCCTGAAGCATAAGGGCTAACTCATCATCAGTCAGCCCTTGGTAGGTTTCTTTGGTAACGTCCTCTTTATCTTCCCAGTAGGCTTTAACGATACCGTTCTTTTGCAGCAGAGCATCCTTGAACCAATCGTGCATGATGATAACGCCGGGGTTATCCTTCATGAAGATGTAGTTCAGGTAATCAGTAGCCTGTTTAGCGCCTTCTTCATCACCAGGAGATACGGGATCAGCCATGCAAAGCTGATCTGATGCCGTGAAGATTCTAAGCAGCGCAGGCAAAGCGCCATCAATCGCCTCTGCCACCTCGCCGGTAACAATCTGGCTTTTGCCCTCTACCTCGTTGCCGTATGGCTGTCGGAGATAGGCTTGCAGTGCAAGTTTTCGTTCTTCAACGGTTTCGCTTTCGATATATCCGATTGAATCATCAATAGCTGCTTGGACTGCTGCTTTCAGGCTTATTTGGCTCATCTTTTACCCTTGGAGGTCGCCCAATACGGGGCTTTGAATCCAATTGTAGCGACTTTATAAAATTTTCCAATGCCTGAACACGGGCTTCAAGTTCAGCGATTCTTTTGGCCTGATTCTGGCCTTGCGGTACTAGAAACATGAATTCTCCTTATACCACCCACTTTGGCGGCTTGTTGATTGATTTGTTCCACGTCGAAACATTCTCATCCAGACCCACTGCCACATATCGGAATGCGTCAGCAGCGTGGGAATGCTGGTCATGGAGTGGCTTGTTGGAGAACATCTTGGTATTTGGGTCAACGTCATACCTGTAATGTCTCAGGTTCTGCATACCATCAGCACAGTTTGTCTCATGGATATAACAGCGGTTTAGCAGCGTCCTGGCAGCGTTAATCCCATCAGAGATAGATAGTTTCGGCGTAATCCTGATTGGTTTACCCATGCTCTCAAGAATATCCTTGACCGATTTACCAGTCATATTCTTGTTTTCAGCATCGTGAGGCAACCACCAGTCCTTATAAACATATCCCTTGTTTTCTAGGACATGAACATAATGGTCAATGGTTTTCTGACAGTTTTGGTAGAAATCAACAATCCTGACCTCACCACCTGGAATATATTGGACAAACCATATTGAGGTCATGTCTGCCCACCCCAAATCCCAGAAGGTTTGGATCGGGATATTGGTGTCAATCAGGAAGTCCCTGACCCTGTTTTCTTCCTGGGCTTTACGCAGTTCATTGGCGTAAACAGCACCCTCAAGCATCTGACGGGTATGACCCTCCCAGACGTTCAGATATGAATCAGGGTCTTTTTCCTTGAGTTGCTCCAGTTCGTCTTTCAGGACTTCAGGAAACCACGGATTGTCATTCCAATTCACCTTACGAACAATGGCGTTGTTCGGTGGGCTGACAACGAACCGCTTGTATGTTTCATCCGTGTCCAGGTCAGGGTTGAACGTTACCCAAATCTCAGAACCAGGCTTACGGATGGTTGGGATCAGTGTCTCCCATGAGGTTTTAGATACCGCTTGGCCTTCTTCCACCCAACAGATATCCACACCCTCGAATGACTTGATGGAGGTGACGTTATGTTTCAGGCCGACAAATGAGAACTCCGAACCGTTCTTCCCGTAGATAGCTGTTCTCTGTACGTCAAAGAACGCTTCAAGCCCCATAGACTTGATCTGGTCAGCCAGCAGAGCAATCACGGAATCAGAGATGGAATTCTGAAGTTCCCGCGCACATAAAACCCTAATAGGGTTTTGCACTGCTTTAGCGATCAATGCCCGAGCCACACCCCAAGACTTACCCGATCCTCGACCTCCGTAAAGAATCTTGTATCTGGAATGCTCAAAGAGGAAATCTAGCTTTTCAGGGAAATCTAGTTCAAGTTCCATCAGGACGAACCAGTTTGATATTGATCCCAGAGACTTCAACAGGGCCACCGTCTTGACCCGTTACCTCAGTCCTTGCCAACTTGGGAATGTGGTACTCAATAGCCCTGAGATACAAATCAGCGGCTTTTGCAGGATCGGGCCTAACGCCATCAGAACCTTCTGCAACGCGATCTAGCCAGTCTTGTAGCTTATGGGCGTTACCCTCTGCAAAAACGGCTATAGCGGCCCTTACGTCAGCCGTAGCCCTATTAGGTGAACCCTTGGGGCGGCCTCCGGTATTCCTGGGTTGTTTATTCATGTTTGAATCTCCTTTCGGAGTTGTTCAAGTTAGTGCAGGCTTACCTGCGGTTATGGGCCTAGCAGCCCTCCATTGCGTTTGAGGATTGTAAGCAAATCTTCGTTACCAGGGAAAACCACAAAGTTTGATGTTGTTTTCTGAGGCTCAATAAGTTCTAGTTTGTCTTGCGGATTGCTCTTGATAAACGCCTGTGCTTCCTCAAGAGATGGAAAATCATAGCTTCCAAACTTAGGATTGTTTACAACCCATGTTTGATTAACGCCTCTGCTGCTTTGGTCTAAATAACGTATTCCTGGGATTCCTGCATTACGCAAAGCCTCCGACCTGTCCGCTGGTGTTTTTCCCCAGACATAGTTCTGCATAGCATTTGCACCAGATATTCCTGACTTTACGTTTGCATCAAACGATCTTTCAATTTCTGCATCTTGAATCTGATTGCGAATTGCTTTCAATGCTTCCGGCTGGTTTTTCAAAGGCTTATCCCAGTCAAGCATCTTTGCAATTTGCTCATCTGGTAGGTCTATTTCGTACT